CCGCCGTCACTGCACATAAAAACACACGGTACACCCGTGACACCTACGAGGAACTAAGAAATGCCGGAATACAAAGGAATTGCCTTCTTGCGTAATAAACTCGCCCAGAAACGCGGAAGGATAGATCTGCGATATAGATTCTATGAAATGAAATACTTTGCGAAGGACATGGAAATCAGCACTCCGCCCAAGCTTAGAGGATGGATGTCTTCATTTGGATGGTGCGGAAAGGCTGTCGACAGTCTGGCCGATCGGCTCGTGCTTCGCGGCTTCGAGAATGACACATACGGAATGTCTGACATCTATTTGCTTAACAATTTGGACGTGCTGGCAGATTCCGCTGTGCTCGGAGCGCTGATATGTGCGTGCAGTTTTATTTATATATCGCAGGATGATTCCGGATTCCCTCAGATGCGAGTTGTTGATGGACGTGACGCTACGGGGATTATCGATCCGATCACTAATATGCTAAAAGAAGGCTATGCGGTGCTGGAGGTTGATAAGGTGACGGGCAGCCCGAAGGTGGAAGTATACATGATTCCGTATGAGACGTGGCTGTATGAGGATGGGAAGTATGTTTCCACATTCAAACATCCTGCACCGTACCCACTACTTGTTCCTGTGATCTATCGTCCTGATGCTAAGAGGCCGTTCGGACATTCCAGAATCAGCAGAGCGTGCATGGATTACCAGAACAGCGCGGCAAGGACGGTAAAGCGGTCTGAGATAGCAGCGGAATTTTACAGCTATCCGCAGAAGTACATTCTTGGCATGGATTCTGATGCGGAACGTATGGACAAGTGGCAGGCGACCATGTCGGCAATGCTCCGGATCGATAAGGATGAGGATGGTGACAAGCCCATCGTGGGGCAGTTCCAACAGCAGAGCATGACTCCGCACATCGAACAGCTCCGCATGTTTGCGGGATTGTTTGCCGGAGAAACAGGGCTGACGCTTGACGATCTCGGCTTCCCGTCTGCCAATCCTTCGAGCAGTGAAGCGATTAAGGCATCGCATGAGACTCTTCGCTTGACGGCACGCAAAGCACAGCGGACGCTCGGCACTGGCTTTATTAATGCTGGCTACCTTGCCGCGTGCCTGCGTGACGGGATGGACTACAAGCGTAACCAGGTCGCTCGCACGAGGGTGTCATGGGAACCTATCTTCGAGCCCGACATCAGTGCCATCGGTGCGGTCGGTGATGCGGTCGGGAAGATTCAGACGGCATTTCCAGATTACTTTACTGAAGACAAGCTCAGAGAGTTAACAGGTATTTGATATGGCTGATGTTAATCAGATATTGAGAGTATACGGGAAGAACCTGCGAAAGAATGTGCGGCTCAAGGCACTTGCGGAGAAGGCATGGAGCTATGACGATGCGCATAAATTCGCCGATGAGGCGGCGGGCGTGCTCTGTGACGTGCTTAAGATGTACATGGATCCTGCAACGGTCACGTATGATGATGCGGTGCAGATATTCGAAGCTGTCATGCAGAAGAACTATTCCGAGGTGACAAGAGTCTGCGCTAAGGTTCAGCAGGGCATGTATCGGAAGGCGGGTGTCGGGCTTAACGCACTTACTCCGGAGTTCAACGCCGAGAAGGCACGGGGACTTGCGACGGCAATCACTGATGCTGAAGAAGTGACGGACGATTATGTTCGCGGCCTGGTAACTAATAACTCGCTTGGAGTCGTGGACGACGCGATCCGCATCAACTCGGAAGCAAGCGAGAATGTCGGATTGTTTGTTCACATTGTCCGCAGATACGATGACGTCGGTTTGCATAACGGCAAGGACGTTTGCCAGTGGTGCATGGAACGCGAGGGCGAATGGGATGATTACCAGGATGCTCTTGCCGCTGGAGCATTTGAGCGTCATCCTGGCTGTGGGTGCATAATCGATTATCATGTTGGCAAAACACATACATGGTCCAATACGAAGGGGGCATGGAATGATACATAAACGGTACAGATCGCGGAATAAGGATCCGGCGGAGCATAAGGAGGAATAGTATATGGACAGAGTCGGGCGGCAATCCCCGACGGTGTCCGTTATTCTGCCTTATACAGATACAAAGGGCCCTGAAGCTATTGAGCTTTATAACAAATCAGAACACGATTCACTGGAATGGCAGACAGCACTAACCTATGACATTATGGCCGTAGACGACGACGGCCTATGGGTTCACCAGAAATTCGGGTATTCAGTACCCCGACGCAATGGCAAGTCGGAAATGGCTCTTGCGAGATGTATATGGGGACTCAAGAACGGTGAGAGGATACTGTACACGGCACACAGGGCAAGTACAGCCCATTCCATATGGGACAGGCTCGGACGGCTGTGCAGTAAATGCGACATTCCGATAACGTCATCATTCCGTGCGTTCGGCAAAGAGCACTTATACACGGACGACAGCGCAATAGAGTTCCGCACCAGAACGTCAACAGGCGGGCTTGGAGAGGGCTACGACCTGCTAATCATCGATGAGGCACAGGAATATACCCCAGAGCAGGAAACGGCGCTCAAATACGTCGTATCGGACTCAGCGAATCCGCAAACGATAATGTTCGGCACTCCGCCGACGGCAATTAGCGCAGGAACAGTCTTTCCGAAGTTCCGCAAAAAAGTACTGCAGAGTGAGTCATATGCATCGGGCTGGGCTGAATGGTCAGTTCCGGAAATGTCAGACGTTAATGATGTAGACCTGTGGTATGAGACAAATCCGTCAATGGGATATCACCTAAACGAGCGCAAAATCCGCTCAGAGATTGGTGACGATAACACGGATTTCAACATCCAGCGTCTGGGACTGTGGATTAAGTACAATCAAAAGTCCGCAATCAGCCGAAACGAGTGGGAAGCGCTGCAGGTCGACAAAGTGCCGAAATTCACGGGCCAGTTGTTTGCTGGCGTCAAGTTCGGCGTCAACGGCGAGAACGTCGCCCTTGCTGTTGCGGTAAAGACAACGGAAGGAAAAATTTTCTGCGAAGTCATCGGGTGTCAGCCTATCAGGAACGGCGTTGCATGGATAGTGAATTTCTTATCTAAAGCAGACATCCGGAAGACAGTAGTAGACGGCAAGAACGGAATCGATGTTCTGATGGATGCATTGAAACAGATGCGCATCAAGCATGTGGAAACGGTCAGTGTTTCACAGGTCATCAAAGCAAACAGCGTTTTTGACATGGCAATGGAACAGGGCAGTTTCCAACACATGCACCAGTCAGCAGTGACGCAGGTTGTTACTAACTGCGAACGCCGGAAGATTGGGGCTAACGGCGGCCTCGGATATCAGTCTTCTTTGGAAGGCGCAGATATCGCGCTGCTTGACAGCATGATACTGGCACACTGGATCTGTACAGAGACTAAGACAGAGAAGAAAAAACAACATATTGATTATTAAGGCATCTCTTCGGAGGTGCTTTTTTAATGCCAATTTACGGATACCACCGGTTAAAGGGAAAGGAAACAACAATGGCCGAATTTAAAGTTATCGAGACGCAGGAGCAATTAGATTCAATTATCACGGCACGGCTTGAGAGAGATCGAAAGTCATACGCCAAGCAGTTTGAAGCTGATTACAAAGAAAAAGGCTGGAAGAGCCCTGAAGAGATCGAGGCACTTACCAAAGACCTTAATGAACAGATCGGCAAACTACAGACAGCAGCGGCAGACAAAGAGAAGATCATCGCTGACAAAGATGCAGAGATTGCCAAAGGCGAAAAATACAGGAGCGACCTGGCTAAAACAAGGATCGTCATAGGCATGGGCCTGCCGATGGAAGAAGCAGAGCGTCTGATCGGCACAAACGAAACAGAGTGGAAAGAAGACGCCAAGAAGGTTGTCGAACGTTATCAAGGTTGGGCTAAAGCGCAGAACAAGCCTACTCCGATCGGGAGTCCTGAAGGCACAAGCAACAGCACAACACGTGACCAGTTCGCAAGCTGGGCAGCGTCAGCTTTTAATAACTAATTTAAGGAGGACACATCATGTCTGGAATTTCTACAAACAGAACTAATATCACACTCCCTACTGACATTTCCGCAGAGATCCTGCAGAAGACACAGGAACAGTCCGCAGTTATGAGCCTTGCGAGACAGATCCAGCTCCCCGGCCGTGGCCTTACAATCCCGGTGATCACTTCCGATCCAGAGGCGGCATGGGTCGACGAGACCGCTGCTAAGCCCGTCAGCAATCCCGGACTTTCCACAAAGATTATGCAGGCTTACAAACTGGCCGTTATTGTTCCGTTCTCTGATGAGTTCGCAAGAGATCTCGGCTCCTTGTATGATGCACTGGTCCAGCGTCTGCCCCTGGCTCTCGCTGCTAAGTTCGATGCGACCGTATTCCACGGTACTGCTCCCGGATCCAACTTCGACACCTTCGCGGGTGTAACTGCTCAGACCATTTCCGGTACCGGTAACAGCGTGTATAAGGCACTGGTTGCTGCTGATACTGCGATCGCAAGTGCAGGCGGCATCCTGAACGGTTTCGCGCTGTCTCCTCAGGCAAAGGGCGAACTGCTTGGTGCGGTAGACTCTACCGGCAGACCTTTGTTTGTCAACAGTGTCGCGGATGGTGTTGTTCCGAGACTGATCGGAGCCCCTGCTCATTATGCAAAAGCGGCTTACAAAGATGGCACTTCCGGTTCCGGCGCTACTCCTGATGTTATCGGCTTCGCTGGTGACTGGACACAGGCTCTTTACGGCACTGTCGAGGGCATCAAGATCGACATGAGCAATCAGGCTTCTCTGCCGATCGGCACAAGCAACGCAATGATCTCCCTGTGGCAGAATAACATGTTCGCGGTTCGTGCCGAGATCGAGGTTGGCTTCCGTGCTGACACAAGCGTGTTCCAGAAGATCACCAGAACACACGCATAAGGAGCGCTTAAATGGGCGCGGCTTTTGTAACGCTTGCCGAGCTCGAAGCACTTACGGGCGTGCGCTATACGGACGATGATTTGATGCGGGTGGAGGCAATGCTTCCACTCGTGTCTGATTTGATTCGTGTTGAGGGGCGCAAATGCGATGTCAATGTCGATGAGAGAATCGAAACGGATTCGGCTTATGAGTCTGTTGTAAAGATGATCACATGCGACGTTGTCAGCCGTGCGATGCGTCAGTCAAAGACAGGTGACCCGTTGAGCCAGGAATCGCAGAGCGGACTTGGGTATTCATGGTCTGGAACATATGCGATTCCGGGCGGCGGCGTTGCGATGTCGCTCATGAACAACGAGCGCAAAATGCTCGGCTTTAAGCGTCAGAAATATGGAGTTATGGAAATATGGGACGGCTCACAGGACGAATCATAATTTTATATGACAAGGTAAAGGCGGGTGTAGATGATTTCAACCATCCAATCTATACGGAGACGCCAATAACTGTCGAGAACGTCCTGATCGGCTCGCCTACTCCGCAGGAAGTTGTTGATACGCTGAATCTTACCGGAAAGCGTGCGGCATACACTCTGGGGATCCCTAAAGGCGATACCCATGTATGGACGGACAGGCGCGTCGAGCTTCCGGCTGATTTCCCTGCGGGCAAATACCGCACGTTTGGTTATCCCGCTATCGGACAGGAAGAACTGGTCCCGTTGCAGTGGGGCAAGAATGTGATGGTGGAAAAATATGAGTGACTTTAAATTCGTCCTCAACCGCGCAGGCGTCCGTGAGCTCATGCAGTCGCAGGAAATGCAGGACGTGCTTGTAGAATTTGCCGGGCAGGTCGCCGAGCGTGCGGGAGACGGCTACAGCGTCTATGTTGGTACAACCAGAGCGAATGTATCGGTCGGAACTGCCACAGAGGAAGCAATGGCGGACAACCTTGACCATAACACGTTAGAAAAGAGCATACGATGATAGAACAGATCGTACTTGAATATTTATCTGAGCATATTGACGTTCCGGTATTCATGGAGCTCCCAGAAGTCCCTTCTGAGGATTACCCCACAATGCCGGAGCGTTTTATTTTGCTCGAAAAGGTAGGCGGAGGACTGGACGACCACATTGACTCCGGTTCCATCGCTGTGCAGTCTTATTCGCTTAACTCACTTTATGAGGCGGCAAGCCTCGACGAAGAGATACGCAATGTCATGTTCGGAATGCTTGCGCTGAACAGTATCAGCGAGATAAGGCTTGCATCTAACTATAACCATACGGACGTCAGAACGAAGCGCTACCGCTACCAGTCCGTATTCGAAATCCACTTTTAAGGAGGCTTAAAAATGGCTGGAACAGCAACAAATGTAACAGCGGGCAAGCCGAAGATTTCCGGTGCAATTTTCAGCGCGCCTATTGGATCCACAGTGCCCACAGATGCGATCACGGCACTTGATTCTGCATTCAATGATCTTGGCTACGTTTCCTCTGATGGCGTGACACGCAGCATTTCCAAGTCTACTACGACTATTAAGGAATGGGGCGGCGGCACGGTCCTGATCACGGAAGACGAAAAGACCGTAACAGTCAAACTTAAACTGATCGAATATCTCAACCCTGATGTGCAGGGCTTCGTGCATGGCGAGGAAAATGTCACCGGTACGGTCGCCACTGGTATGCACGTAGGCATCAATGACGATGAAGCAGCGGAGCATATTGTTGTCATTGACCAGGTTATGAAGGGCGGTGTCCCTCAGAGAATGGTCATCAACAAGGGTGTCATTACTGAGATCGGCGACACGACATACGTCGGAAACAATGCAGTGTCTTATGACCTTACTATTACTGCCATGAATCCGGACGGCGGCGGCAACAAGATCGATGAATACATCGGAGGATAGTCTGCATGATCAATGTCAAACTGAGTGACGGCTTCGAGCTGAATCTCGAAGATGATGTAATGGACGATTATGATCTTGTAATGCTCTTTGGGCAGTACAAGAAAAATCCGTCTATGGATATCGTAGTAGATATTGCGATTAAGATGCTTGGTGCAGAACAGCACCAGGCACTCATGGACCATCTGCGCGATGAAAAAGGAAAACTGAAAACATCGGCGATGATGGCCGCGCTCGAAGAGGTCGAGGACGCAATTCCCGCAGTAAAAAACTGATGTCCCTCGCCGACATGATATCAAACTACCCCGACGAATTAGCCTGCGATATGGCTGAAACGTACGGGGTTTTTGATATTAAGAGGGTCCCTGCTCGTCTGCTGGCAACTCTCGCTGTCGGTCTGAGGGATAATTCGCGGGTAAAGATGGCAAAATCTGGTTTAGTTGTGGACAATCAAACATTACTGCTCGCCATGATCCTCGACACGATCAGAGGGTTAAGCGTTGACAGTCCACATTCGGCTGTTGCGTGCTGTTATGCGAACAAGGATGTAAAAGTTCAACCACAGGATCATAAGCACGAAACATTTGACGGGCGCGAAGAATTCCACGCGCGTTGGAAAGAAATAACGAGGAAATAATATGGCTACATTAGGACAGGCTTATGTGCAGATCATACCATCTGCCGAAGGCATATCAGGCCAAATCAGCTCCGTCCTGAGCGGGCCTGCGGATAAAGCCGGACAGGACGCCGGAGGCAAATTCGGTTCTGGTTTCGGCGCGAAAATGAAGAATGGTCTTATGGTAGCCGGAGCAGGCGTTGCGGCGTTTGGTGTTGCCGCAGGAGCTGCGTTCGGTAAGTCCATAAGCGACGTGTCAAAGTATGGTGACCACGTTGACAAAATGAGCCAGAAGATCGGCTTTTCTGCGGAAGGCTTCCAGAAATGGGATTATGTACTGAACCGTGCAGGAACTTCTATCGATTCTATGGCTCCGGTCATGAAAAAACTGTCCACGTCTGCGGTAGAAAACAGTGACGCCTTCCAGAAGCTAGGAATCAGCCAGGAAGAAGTTGCGAATATGTCGCAGGAAGAACTTTTCGGCAAGACCATTGAGGCGCTGTCTGGCATGGAAGAAGGTGCGGAACGTACTGCGCTGGCATCAAAACTGCTTGGTAAAGGTGCTTCCGAACTAGCTCCGCTGATCAACGGCGGCACAGACGCTATTAACGAACAGATGGAGATGGCTGAGAAGTACGGCATGGTCATGTCAGATGAGGGCGTCAAGGCATCGGCAGATTTCGTGGACGCTCAGACGACACTGCAGAGCACCATGACAGGCTTCAAAAACCGCGTCACAGCCGAGTTTCTGCCTGCCGCTACGGACGTAGTAAATGGCATTGCAAAGATGTTCGCGGGCGATATGACAGGCCTGGACGACATAAAAAACGGTATCAGTGAGTTTGTCAGCTCATTGGCAAGCCACGTTCCGGAGATGATCGCGCGCGGCGGTGAGATGATTGCCGGATTCATTGCCGGAGTAGCTGAGAGGCTTCCGGAAATGGCAACAGCAGCAGCTGGGGCAATCAGAGGATTTGCAGAAGGCTTCGGACAGGACAGTGAGGGAGGTTCAAAACTGCTCGCGAAAGCGGGCGAGCTGATGATGGCGCTCGGATCAGCCCTTCTGGAGTCTGCCGGCATTATTATTCCGGCGCTGATTGAAGCTATCTGGTCGTTTATTTCAAACACTGACTGGGTGGGGCTGGGCTCTAAGGTAGTAAATGGCATCATTAACGCTTTCAACAATTTATTCCCAAAAGCTATAGAAATTGTCAAAAAGGCAGTAATTAATATTGCGGAGCGTTTGGGCTTTACGGGTGTAGTTGAAAAGGTTAGGTCGGTGTTTAACTCCGTCAAAGAGCGCATCATCGGTCCTGTTGAGGAGGCCAAAAGCCTTGTAAGCAGTGCTATTGAAAAGATTAAGGGATTTTTCCCAATCAGTATCGGAAAGATACTCGATAACATTAGCCTGCCGCATTTCACAGTAGACGGCGGTGAATTCCCTTACGGCGTCGGCGGCAAGGGATATATGCCGTCATTCGGAGTTGACTGGTATGCGAAAGGCGGCGTGTTTAACAATGCTTCCGTGATCGGTGTCGGCGAAGCAGGTCCGGAAGCAGTTGTGCCGTTGTCTGAAAACCGGCTAAAGCCACTCACGGACGCCATAGCAGCAGCTGATGCACAGAATAACGAAGCACTGATTAATGGTATGTACAAGGCATTTTCAGCGGCCCTGAGGAATGCGGACATCAGCGTTAATATAAGCGGAAGAGAGTTCAAACGCACGTTGAGAGAGGCGGGAGCATTATGATCACACCGATTAAGTACATCGCTTCATCCGGAAAAGAATACAGCCTTGCGACAAAGGGAATAATCCATAAAGCTGCTAATTATTATGATTGGGAGTGGGATGTTGAAGGCACAAATTTGCAGTACGGAATGCGGGTATCCAACTTTTCCAGGAAGCCTGCTGAATATGAATCGGAGCTGATCATCTATGGTACTCCAGCAGAGCGCCAGCAGATATTAACTGCGCTCCATAACGAGTTTGAAAACGATATGCGCCGGAACAAACCGGGAAGGCTCATATGGGGAAAATATTACATTGACTGCTTTATCCGCCAGTCTTCAACGGCGCCGTTTCAAACATGGAAATATCTTAGTAATAAAGTTGGCATATTTGCGCCGCACCCATTCTGGGTCCAGGAGTCGCAGATTACTCTTTATGCCTCAGAAGGTCAGGGGAGTACATTTTTAGATTATTCGTTTGATTATATGTATGATTACACGGCCCCGGCTGTGGGAACAAAGGTTGTTAAATCAGATTTCCCATTTGATTCGGAGTTCCGCATGATTATATATGGACTCGCGGTTAATCCGCGCATTACCATCAATGGTTATCCGTACATTCTGCAGGCAACAATTCCGCAGGGGTCATATGTCATCGTGGATAGCCGGTCGCGCTCGATCACTCAGTACAATTCAGACGGCACGCAGGCGAACATGTTCAACTTCAGAAATAAAACGGATTCAATATTCAACAAAATACCTGGCGGTAATCTTGAAATATCTTGGGACGCCAGTTTTGGTGTAGACATTACCGTTTACCACGAAAAAGCAGAACCAGATTTTGTGGAGGTCGTTTGATATGGGCGAAATAATTATAGCTGATTCGAACGGCGAAGAACTTAGGAGCATGCTATTCCGAGAGTATGATTTCGAAATCGGTGATGAAGAGAATACGTTTCTTGTGACATGTAATCGCGCCGAGTGGGAGAACGTTCCCGATAAGGCGCGCGTGTATATCCCTGACACCGAATACGGAGGAATATATAAGAGACTGGAAGCTGATACAAAGAACAATTCCTTGGCGATCGGCGGTTACACATGGAGAGGACTTCTTCAGAACAAGGTTATCGTCCCGCCTTCCGGAAGTGCTTATGCTACGGATTCGGGGGAAATAAATGAAATTATAGCTCGGAGGGTGTCGGAGGCATTCCCCGGGCTTTTTGTTGGTTCGAACGAATCTACAGGCATAACGGTCAGTTATCGCTATGGCAGATATGTTTCTCTGTATGACGGGCTTAAGGAAATGCTCCGCGCTGTCGGTTATAAGATGCGGATAGCATATGATCAGGATCGGTGCCGCGTAGTTGTGGACGCTGTTCCGATTGTGGACTATTCGTCGATGATCGAATATTCAAGCGACATGAATGCCAACTATTCTATGATCATCAATAAGATGGGAGTGAATCATCTGATTTGTCTTGGCGAGGGCGAATTGGCAAACAGGACAGTGGAGCATCTGTACGCGGATACGAATGGGGTGATCAGCCAGACGCAGACACAGTTCGGAATTGATGAGGTCGCGGCCGTTTACGATTATGCAGGAGCATCCAGAGCAAATCTGATTGAGTCGGGCGAGAATCAGCTTAAAAGTAATGCATCGAAAAATGAGTTTTCCATTGATCTTGAATCAATCCAAGACGTGGCTGTTGGTGACATTGTGGGAAGTCGTGATTATATCACGGGCTACACAGTAATGGCGCCGATTACGACTAAGATTGTCAAATGGAAAGACGGATTTGAGACTACCGAATACAGATTATCTGATGAGGTTATAGTCGAACAGACTTCTGCCACACTTATAATGGCAACTAATCCGGAGGAACAGATATGAATATCATCACAGGATACAAAGGAGAGCCTCACATTACATCTCAGCAGGACCGTAATGTGAATATTGGAATCTTTGGCAGCGGCACACACATCGTTAATGTGGGATCGCAGATGGCGGCGACGATCGTGAGCGCAAATGAAATCACGATCGCGGACGGCCTTATGGTAGCAGAAGGATGCACGGCGACCATCGAGAGAGGAACGACTGAGTCGATGATGATTGAGAACGGTGCCCAGGGAATGCTCCGCAAGGACCTCATTGTCGCCAGATACACAAAGACATCCGGAACGGGTGTGGAAGATATGCAGCTCGCGGTCATCACCGGGACGCCTGCGGCGAGCGCTCCGGCTGATCCGGCATACACCTCCGGATCCATTGCAAACGGGGACGTGCTCGTGGAATTCCCGCTGTATCGTGTCAGCATCAACGGTGTCAATGTCGAGTCCGTGACAAGGATCCCCAGCCTGATCTCGCTGCCAGAATCGATGGAAGAGATGCAGACAACGCTCACAGATGCCGTTAACAGAATCGCTGCCGAAGAGACAAAGAATGAAGGCATCGTGCGAACTTACACTTTCTCTGTGGCAGCGGGCGCATACGACTTCAAAAAATTCCCCGCTTCGACGATCATGTTAATCGTCAATTCGGCATACCCGTCGGCTGATATGAAAGGCATTTATATGATCGGAGTAGCCGGAAACGGCAGAATTGGAATCAAGGCTATTAGTGCGGCGGCAAAAGTAACCGTACAAGAATCGAAGAGCGGAAATGAATATTTGATTGGCGTTCATAACGGCGGTAACGCATATATCAGAACGACCTACATTGTGACATATCAGCTTTAAATGGAAGGGAGGTAGAACATGGCATTAGA